TTAGAACGGATGAAGTGCTCTTGAATTTCTGTCTCAAGAACAAGTTTTAGATACCCTTCAAGATCATCAGTAGAATTCTGACGATTCTTATCATCTTGACGACGCAATTCTGGTACAGGAATATCTCCTGTTAACAGATTCGTATCAGCATAGCGTTGCGAAAACTCTTGAAATGTAAATGAACGGTGACGTAAAATCTGAGCTGCAATACCACGAGAGGTTTCAATCTCAAGTGTCATATGAGCTTGCTCAAACACAGACCAATGATTATGTTTAATACAATAACGCAATAGCCCTGCGTAGTTTTCGTTATCTTGGTTACTAGGGTTAGACACTCTAGCAACGTATGCCATTGTCTTTTCTGCATCAGGTGTAACAGAAATCAGTTTAACATTAGAATGGGTTGTCATATTGTGGGGCACCATCGAGACGACGAATTTCAGCAAAGATAGATTTGCGGTAACGCTTGTATTGTTTCATTACCTTTCTCAACTCCTTCTCATTAATTTTAGTATTAAGGAAAGGAGTTTGTGGTTCTACCTCTGGTGATTCTACCACCTCTTCAGCATTGATGTCAATAGTTTCTTCAGTCATGTAATCAAATAAAATAGAATTGTTCGTTGAGTGCTAGGCAGATTCGTTTAACTTCCCAAACATATCCCTGTTCACTAAGTTGAATTGCCTCTTCCATAGCTTCTCTAGCTGTTGGATACTTCTTAATTTTTTCAAATTTAAATGCATAGGATGGGCCACCATCCTGTTTAAATCCTGCAAAATTCTTTTGTTCTCCTGGTTTTTTTTGTTCGTGGTATCGAATGACCCATGGGTCAGGGATACCCATTATTTGTTCTTCCATGTTATGTTAAGGTAATTCCTACAGTTACATTAATTACATCTCCATTACTTTGAACATTGTAAGGAGCATTTACAAATCTTTCGACAGCAATTAAATCATTGCTTGTACTTGTTACAATATAATATCCATAGATGTTACCAACAGCTCCAGTAAATGTCCACGTTTGTGTTGGATACTGTGCAGTACCATTGGTAATAGTCCACGAAGAAGGGGTTAGAGTTTTTGTATTATACCCGTTGGCAACTGACGGTGGAGTAAGAAAACTTCCCGTCGTAGCACTATCAGGTACAATATTGTTAGTAAATAATTTTAATTGTAAAGTTTCAACTGAGGTTGTAACTCCTAACAGATAATTTAAAATTTTTGTTTTACCTTGTGTAGGTATAATTAATGCCATTTACTTTCCTCTTTTCTTATCTTTTGTTTGAGACCCCCATAATTTGGGATTCACACGACCTTCGGTTTGTCTAAAACCTATTAATCCCTCACGATATTTATCCCAATAGTAATCAAAAATATCAACCTGCCTATTAGAGATTACAATATCATAATTGTATTGGTCATCATCATAATACTTTACAAGGTATGCATTATAAGGAAGAGTTCTATCTTCTGCTAATGTTGGGTCACAATTTTGATGTAGAATTTTTATAATCAAGAGCGATTCCCCCATTGAATTTGGGGAAATGTTTCCTGAATAAGAGCTTTTGAAATGCGAGTATACTTCTTTTGCAGTACTTTATCTTTTACAAGACAAAGAACTTCTGCTTCATCAGGATGAAGTTGTTCAAGCATACCCAAAAAGATTTGCTCACGCTTGCTCTGTGTAATAGCAGAACCACCCTTTACGAAGTGGAACATCTTTTTACCTTCGTTCTCAAGCAGAAGATGATCTGTTCCTTCTGGTGCGGGATTGGGAGTGTATGGAACTTCACCAGCAGGTAGCATAGACACTACACTCTCATCAAAGTTCCAAATAAAAAGCGAACGAAGAACTTGAGTATTGTTTTGCAGCAGAAGTTTTTTCTTTTCTTCCTTAGTCTTTGCGTTATTAACTTTACGCAGCACCTCTGAAATGAGAGGGCGATATGTGTTACTAGCCATAATAATCAAAACGGTTGTGTGTTACGAAATACATACTCTTCCATCAACTTAGTCAGTTGATGTTCTTTGAAGTATTCAAGTGGAACTTTTCTTTCGTTGCTATTTAGTGCCTTGTAATATGACACGATTTCCGTAGCAAGTTGTTCAGGAATACATGTTAAATCGATTAATTTCCGATTACGCATGTAATTTTGTTTCTCTTCTGGGCTCTTACAGAAATCCAATGGGTCTAGGTTCACCCATCTTTCTAAGTTTTTCTTACTTATAGGTTTCTGTCTCTTACCTACCACAAATGTATCGTCGTCAGATAAGAAATTAGGTATGCCATCTGACTTATCTCCTTTAATGATATGTTCTCTGGCATAAGCGAACGGGTTGTCATGTTTAATCTCTTTTTTCAAAATAGGATTGTACTGTTTTACAAAAGGATACTTCTGCAGTTGAATAAAATCTTTATCTCCAGAGAGAATCAAAACTTCTTCAATGTCTTTACCTTCCTTTTGAAGCTTGATATTACGATACGCTTGGTAAGTAGTGAGAGTGCTGATAACATCATCTGCCTCAGCGCCATATACTTCAACAACCTTGTATGGAAAATAGGTTTTGATTTCATCGCGTATCTTATTCAGAACTTCAAAGATAGCATTCCAATCTAAGTCAGATGCTTCTCGGTCTTTCTTTCTATTCTGTTTGTAGAAAGGAAATGCTTCCTTTCGCCAATAATGCTTGCTGTCATAGGCTAAAACAATCTCACTATACTTAGGAGAGTATTGTCTTTCAAATGCACGAAGGGCAGTAAGCACCATATGACGAACAAGATTTTCATTTAGAGCATCGCCCTTCAGTTGCATCATCAGATTACTAATCATAATCTGATTCATATCAATTAGAATCATTTAATCCTCGTCATCGTAATCTTCAAAATCTTCAGAGTTTTCAAAGCGAACCGCTACGATTTCATCAGGAATCAGTTGACCATTTTCATCAAACATTTCAGGATGTATTGGTTGAATCCTATTCTTGTTTAAAAATGCGTAGATGATGTCGTTGCCGAACCACCCTAGCATCAATCCAATGATAAAAGAACCGATGATACCTACCCCGCTGAAGAACAGGATGTATGGTGTTGCTGAGTCCATTTTACTACTCCTTGTTTGGTTTGTCAACCTGCCAGGAGAACTCCAGATTAAAATGGAATGTTCTGCGTAGGAGGTTGAATGTTTTGCTCAATATTAATCCATGTTTAGGTTTGACTTGATCAACCCTCCTACGCAACATGAATTCTATACCCTTATTTATTTGCTGTTGTTGTCTTCTTCTTGTTCTTCGTTGCTGGTTTTCTTCCCCTTCGTTTTGATTGCTCATACTGTTCTGCATCATCAATTATTTGTTGTAAATATTCTCTTATTTTTCTAGCTCTAGGTTTTCCCATCCAACTATATGCTTCTTTAAACGAAGCAGAATTTTCTCCACCATCTAAGTATAAATCTAATTCAACTATCTGGTCTTGAATAGAAACAAATAAACTAGATTCAATAAAAGAAATGATGTCATCTCTTTTAAAATTTTCTCCTTTAAGATAATCCAAAAATTTTAACTGATATTTTTCTTGCGAGAATGCTAGATCAATAGCCGTATTCACGATGTCGAAAATGTCACGAAGAGATGCGACCATGATTATCCTTTATTTGGAACTTTAATTAATTCTTTTTCTAGAAAAACTTTAATCGTTTCAACTAAACCACCAACAACAGTGTCATCAATTACAACAAAAGGAAAGATATTTATATCTGGATACTTTTGTTGGAATTCTTCTACTGTAATATCCTTTCGTACCATAACTTCTTGATATTCTACCTGTGCTCTACGAAATAATTCTTTTAAATTAGAACAATAATGACACGTAGGTAATGTATATGCGATGATTTCCATTAGATTCCTCTATAAATGACGGTGAATATTGGATGTTTAGATTCTAGCATGTCTGCCATAAATCTGCAAGCAACATCTGGATTGGTATGATTGCCACAGGTAAAGATATCTAC